ATCAAATCAACGGCGCTTTGCGGCTCATTGGTCAGCTTGCAGAAGCCGAAACACCTTCTGCGGCAACGTCTCAGGATGCTCTTGCCGCGCTTAATCAAATGATTGATTCGTGGAACACGGAACGACTGGCTGTCTTTTCTACACAAGACCAAGTTTTTAACTGGCCGCCTAACGTTCTTAGCCGCACACTTGGCCCTTCCGGTGATTTTGTTGGCAACCGTCCGATACTTCTGGATGATTCCACATACTTCATCGACACGGCGTCGGGCATCTCTTACGGCATCAAGATTATCAATCAACAGCAATACAACGGCATTGCGGTTAAAACAGTTACTAGCACATACCCGCAAGTAATCTGGGTTAACATGACGTACCCAGATGTTGATATGTATGTGTACCCTAAGCCTACCAAGGTGCTTGAGTGGCATTTCATTTCTGTTGAAGAGTTAACAAGGCCTGCGTTGCTGTCCACCACACTTGCCTTCCCGCCAGGCTATCTCAGGGCGTTCAAATACAACCTTGCTTGCGAAATTGCAGCCGAGTTTGGCGTAGAACCTTCACCGCAAGTGCAACGCATTGCAATGACATCTAAACGCAATCTAAAACGCATCAACAATCCTGATGATGTTATGTCTATTCCATACGCGATTGTTGGTACACGTCAACGGTTTAACATTTTTGCAGGGAACTATTAATCATGACTAATATTGCAATCACAGGGCTACCTGTTGCTACTTCTGCCGCAATATCAGATGTTTTGCCAATCGTGCAGGGCGGCGTAACAAAACAACTAACCAATACTTTGTTGTTTACAAGCCCTACAGTAACCGGCGGGACGTTTTCTTCTCCTACGCTAACAACCCCCGCGCTTGGTACGCCCGCATCGGGCGTTATGACCAACGTCACAGGGCTTCCGCTTACTACGGCGGTTACTGGCGTTCTTCCTGTCGCTAACGGTGGCACGGGCCGTGCAACTGGTACTACGGCGTATGCTCTTATTGCCACAGGCACTTCAGCTACAGGAGCGGAACAAACGCTTGCTAACGCCGCAACTACTGAAATTTTGGTAGGCGGCGGCGCTTCAGCATTGCCGGTGTGGACAACGGCTACAGGCACTGGCGCCCCCGTCCGCGCAACTACGCCTTCATTAACTACACCTAATATTGGCGCGGCTACAGGTACAAGTTTGACAGCTTCAGGTGTAATTGCATCAACTGGCACGGCTGGCGTGGGTTACGCCACAGGCGCAGGCGGGGCGGTCACGCAAATAACAAGTCGCACCACGGGCGTGACACTTAACAAAACTGCCGGCGCAATTACGTTGTTTAGTGCAGCGGGTACGACAACGGCGGCGACATTTACTGTGACCAACAGCACCGTGGCTGCAACTGATGTGATTATTCTTAACCAAAAGTCAGGAACTGATTTGTACGACTTGATGGTCACTGCTGTGGCAGCGGGTAGTTTTAACATTACATTCCGCACTACTGGCGGCACAACCACAGAAACACCAGTATTCAATTTTGCAGTTATTAAAGCAGTTGCGGCCTAATGAAAACGCCTATCCTTGGCCAGAGTTATGTTGCCCGCAGTATCAATGCTGCTGACAATCGTATGGTTAATTTGTTTCCAGAGGCAACTCCAGAAAACGGAAAAAGTATAGGCTATTTAAACCGAGCGCCAGGTCTTCGTTTTCTTCAATCTGTTGGAACAGGGCCAATACGCGGGCTTTGGGCGCATCAGACGCCGGGGTCAGAGGCGTATGTTGTATCGGGCAACGCATTTTATGAAATAGATTCAAGTTACAGTGCTAGATACCTTGGCGCAGTTAGCGGTTCAGGCCCAGTGTCTATAGCCGATAACGGCACACAAATTTTTATTGCCGCCAACCCAACAGGTTATATTTATAATATGAATACGGCGGTATTTGGGCAAATTACCGACCCTGATTTTCCTGGCGCGGTTACGGTTGGGTATTTGGATGGGTATTTTGTATTTAACGAACCAAATTCACAACGTATTTGGGTAACGGAACTTCTTGACGGTACTTCAATTGACCCGCTTAATTTTGCAAGCGCTGAAGGATCTCCTGATGGTCTTGTCAGTCTTAATATTGATCATCGCGAAGCGTGGTTATTTGGCACAGATTCTGTCGAAGTATGGTACAATGCGGGAACCACAGGGTTTCCTTTAGCGCGTATTCAGGGCGCGTTTAACGAAATTGGGTGCGTTGCGCCTTACTCAGTAGCCAAACTTGATAACGCACTATTTTGGCTTGGCACTGACGCCCGTGGACAAGGAATTGTTTACCGCAATCAAGGGTATACCGGCGTTCGTATTTCTACGCACGCAATAGAATACGCCATTCAAAATTACAGTGATATTTCTGATGCGGTTGCTTACACCTATCAACAAGAAGGCCATGCTTTTTACGTTTTACTTTTTCCTTCTGCCAATGCCACATGGGTTTATGACGCAGCAACTGGCGCATGGCACGAACGTGCAAGTCGGGAAGATAACGGCTACATTCGCCATCGGTCAAATTGCCAGATGAATTTTAACGGCACAATTGTCGTTGGCGATTTTGCAAACAGCAACCTTTATGCGTTTGATTTAGACACTTATAGCGACAACGGGGCAGAACAAATATGGGTGCGTTCTTGGCGGGCGTTGCCCTCTGATCAAAATAATCTTACCCGCACCGCGCAACATAGCCTGCAAGTGGACTGTGAAACGGGTGTTGGGCTTAGTCTTTATCCTGCGTATGATAGCGAAGGTTTGTTGACCGAAACTGGCGACAGCATTATCGCCGAATACATTCAAAACAATCTTGTTACGCAATCTGGCGATACAATGACCAATGAAAGCGGAGATATTTTAGTTGATATTGCCGATTTTCCAGGTGGGTGGGCGCCGCCTGAATATCTTACAACAGAAGCCTATCCTGAAGCGCCGGGATATAATCCTCAAATTATGTTGCGTTGGTCTGATGACGGCGGGCATACATGGTCTAATGAACATTGGAAATCTATGGGCAAAATTGGTAATTATGGTTACCGCACCATTTGGCGGCGTCTTGGCATGACCGTAAAACTGCGCGACCGTGTATACGAAATATCAGGAAGTGACCCTGTTAAAATTGCCATTATGGGGGCTGAACTATTGTTGAGTGGAACCAATGCCTGACAACATCACTCAAATACCCGCACCTCGTGTTGATTTGATTGAACCTAATACGGGCGTTATTTCGCGGCAATGGTTTCGGTATTTTAACAATATTAACACGCTTGTTGGTGGCGGCCTTGGCGTTATTCCTGTTTCTAGCGGCGGCACAGGGTTATCCACTATTCCAACCAACGGTCAATTGTTGATTGGTAATGGTACAGGGTATACGTTAAATACACTTGCTGTTAACAATGGTATTTCAGTTGTTAACGGTTTAGGCACTATCACATTAGACAACACTGGCGTGTTGTCTAATACTGCTGGCGCAGGCATTTTAGTATCAAATGCTACAGGCAATATAACTATCACCAACACTGGCGTGCTGTCGTTTTCAGGCGGTACAACGGGCTTGACGCCAGTAACGGCCACCACAGGCAACGTAACGCTTGCAGGCACATTGGCTATTGCCAACGGCGGCACAAATACTAACGTCGCGCCATCAGCTTATGGGGTTGTTTTCGGCAATAGCGGCGGTACAGCATACACATCTTTGGCAAACGGCACGACCGGGCAAGTATTAAGCGCGACAACAGGCGGCGCGCCGAGTTGGAGTAGCGTATATACAGGTACGGTTACCAGTGTAAGTTTTACCGGCGGCATTATTTCTGTTGCTACGCCAACCACTACGCCAGCTTTTACAGTGGCAGGAACATCTGGCGGTATACCTTATTTTGCAAGCGGCACAACATGGGCATCAAGCGCGGCATTGGCGTCAAATGCTATTGTTCTTGGTGGCGGGGCGGGCGCTGCGCCAGCAACCACAACTACAGGTACTGGCGTTGTAACAGCTTTGGGTGTCAACACAGGTACAGCAGGCGCATTTGTAGTTAACGGCGGTGCTTTGGGTACGCCAAGCAGCGGCACGGTTACCAACCTAACTGGCACAGCATCGATCAATATTAACGGCACAGTTGGAGCAACAACACCTAGCACAGTTGCGGCAACTTCTATTAGCTACACCACCACATTGACAGGTGGCACAGGAATTATTGCCGTTGGCACAAACCAGTTTTATAAAGATGCAAGCGGTAATGTAGGGCTTGGGACAACAGTTCCAGACAGCAGGCTAACAATTAACAAAAATTCAGCTGCGCCCGCAGCAATTGTAGGAAATCCTTATCTTAATATTGTAGGAGCAAATTCGGAAGCTCCAAAAATAAATTTGGATGCGTATGGTAGCATAAGTCAAATTAGTTTTAGAAGGGCAAATGGAACACAGGCAACTCCATCTGCCCTTCTTAGTGGCGAGCAAATGGCAAACATTTCCGCTTTTGGATACGGGGCCACAGGTTATACTACTTCTAATAGGGGCTTTATAACTTTTAATGCTGATGAGAATTGGACTGATGCGGCGCAGGGTAGTCGCATCGCTTTTGCAACGACATCGGCTAGCACTGCTGCTGCTGCAACAGAACGTATGCGAATTAATTCAAGCGGCAATGTTGGCATAGGTACTACCTCGCCATCCGCATCAGCTATTTTAGACGCCCAAAGCACAACCAAGGGCGTAAGATTTCCAAACATGACTACGGCACAAAAAAATGCTATCGCTGCACCTGCTGCTGGTCTTGTGGTATTTGATACTACGCTTGCAAAACTCTGTGTTTATTCGGGTGCGGCTTGGCAAACAATAACTTCTGTTTAACTTTTAAAGGAGATTAAGATGAAAATTACTTGGTCTATTGCACAACTTGACCGTCAAACTTCAGATGGTTTGGTAACTACTGCGCACTGGCGCGTAGACGCTGTTGATGGTAATTACGCTATTGAAAGTTATGGTGCAGTAAATTTTGAACGTAGTGACACATTTACGGCTTATGATTTATTGACTGAAGCTGAAGTCATTGCTTGGGTTAAAGAAAAATTGGAAGTTGAAGAGATTGAAGCAAACCTTGCCGCACAAATTGCGGCAAAGAAAAATCCAACAACTGCTGTAGGCGTCCCTTGGTGATGGAAAAAATTACTTTATTAACCAATCTCGTAAACGCCATTTTGCGATACTCTGCTGACTGTGGTAAAAAGTATGCTAATAGGGTTAAATGGTAACTCAACAAATATTTTTAGGAGCTAAAAATGGCGGTTAGTTTATCCTCATTAGGCGGCGCAGCGGCGCAATTTTTTGACAATAACGGAAATATTTTGTCAGGGGGTATGATTTATACCTACACCACCGGAACAACTACGCCACAAACTACATATACGAGTAGCTCTGGGTCTACGCCTCACACCAACCCAATTATATTAGATTCAGCAGGGCGCGTGCCTGGGGGTGAAATTTGGCTTACTGATTTATTAGAATATAAATTTACAATACAAGATTCAACTAGCGTTTTGATTGCTACTTTAAATAATATATATGGGATTGCAAACAATTCTGCTTTATTAGATTATGAAGATTTACTTGCTAGTAGCGCAGGGTCTTCGTATATTGGGTATCTTCCTGCGGGGGCAGACGCAGTTGCTACTACTGTGCAAGCTAAGTTAAGACAAACAGTAAATGTAAAAGATTTTGGCGCAGTTGGCAACAATTCAACAGATGATTATGGTGCTATCCAAGCTGCGATTAATTCTGTAGGTGTAGGGGGAATTGTTCTTATACCCCCCGGCAACTATCGTGTGAACAACACTTTAGTAATCAGTACAAGTGTTATGCTGATGGGAACGGGGCCGGGTTCTTGTGCGATAAATGTAGGAAACAACGATATTTCTGTTTTAACTGTTACTGGTGGAACTTTTAGCGGCGCTCAGAATTTATTTTTAATTGGCTATCAAAATGTAGCAGCTACTAGCACTGCGGTAAGTGTCGGTGTAAATATTCCTGCGTTATTTAGAGATTGTTTTATTTGGGGTGGAAATTACGCATTGGGTAACCAAGGTGTTGACGGGTATTATGAAAACATTGATTTTGCTGGGGCGGGGTTAGGCGGAAATATTATTTCTACTGGTGCAAATTGGTATGTAAGGTGCAAAATAGACCAAAACGTAGTAGCTAGTGCGGCAGGTTTTTTTCAGCAAGCTGCCGCTGGTACTGTTAAAGAAAATCATTTTACACAATGTGATTTTTCTGGAACCTATACAAATAGCATTCAAATAAATGATTCGGTTGCAAATTCTTATATGAATTTTGTACAATGCGTATTTAGTAAGCCATGTATATTACAAGTAGCAAAATGGGTATCTTTTAATAGTTGTGAATTTGCAGGGGGTAGTAGCCAATTTCAAATTGCTGCAACAGTAGAAGTCGTTAGTATTTCAAATTCCTACGCATTTAATGCAACGGCAGCCCCGACTGGGGCGGGAACTATGAAAATATCCAACAACTACAATATCGCAAATTCAGTTTCAGCAAACGCAGGTTTTTTAACTTATGATTTATCAACGGCTTCAGGTACAGTAGTAGTAACAGGCGTTGGGTTTACGCCAAAATTAATAAATTTCTTTAGCTCAGCAACGCCAGCGGCCTCTTGGGGCGTTGATGACGGAATAACACCGAGAGTGATGTTTGTGTATGATAACGGCGTTGTTGGCGCTTATGGCTCTTCTACCAATGCAAGTATTACAATATTTACATCTGCGGGTAATCTTGTGCAAGGCCGCGTATCTGTTTTTGGTACTGATGGATTTACCATAACTTTTACAAAAACAGGTTCGCCAACTGGCACGGCGACAATAAACTATTCAGTAGTATAAAACCACCGTCGGAGCTTAAATGCGAAAACAAGTAGAACAGATTGAAGACATGATGCAGGGGGCGCCAACTGTGGTTTTGCCTATCAAGCATTATTTCGCCAATGGTATGTATGCCCGCGAAATGTTTATGCCTGCGGGTGCTATTGTTACCGGCGCGGTTCATAAAACGACACATTTTTGCATCCTCTCCCAAGGCCACGTCCATGTTATCTCTGAGGATGGTATTATGGATCTTGTAGCGCCGGCTACGATTGTTTCGCAGCCAGGTACAAAACGTGCTATCCACGCGCTTGAGGATACGGTTTGGACAAACATCCACGCGACAAACGAGACGG